GGCGCCGATTGGAAATACACGGTGCAGCGGCCGGCGAGCGGCATGACTGCTGCGGTGACGCTTACGCTGCCGCCGGACGACGGGACTTCCGGTCAAGTGCTTCAGACAGACGGCAACGGTGTGCTTACTTGGGCGTCGGCTGGTACGACCGGCCTTGCGGTTAAGATGGACACAACTTCGCTGGCCTTTGGCACGTCGAGCCCTGTGAGCATGATGACTACTGGCGCAGCCGACATCATCGACCACATTGACGTGGTCATCGACACGCCCTTCGACGGTACGCCTAGCGCTTCGGTCGGCATCGCGGGGCAGACGAGCAAATACTTCGCCGCGACGGACCTCGACCTCACGGCGGCGGCCGGAACGGTCTTCACGGTGCACCCCGGCCTTGACGCTGCCGGTGCCGAGTCGTTGATCATCACCTACTCGGCCGGCGGCGCGTCGGCCGGTGCCGCGCGCTTCATCGTCTTCTACGGGACTCCCGCGTAATGGGACTGTGGACTGACGTCGTAGGAACAGTCCGAGGCTACCTCCGCCTCGGACTTACCGGCGTTCGGCTGAAGAATTCGAGCGGCACCCTCGCGGTGCGCAACGCGGGGGATTCAGCCGACGCGGCTGTATCTTGCGGCGCGCTTACGCTAAGCGACAAGATTACATTTGCCGACAGCTCGGTGTTGAACAGTTCGCCTTCGGGGCAGTTCAAAAATAAGATCATCGGCGGAGACTTCACGACGAACCCATGGCAACGCGGAACAAGTTTTGCTGCGGCTTCCGGATACACAGCCGATCGATGGTTTTTTAACTATCTCTCGAACGCGGTGGCGACAATAGCAAAAACTGCGGACGCGCCTACAGCCGCCCAGGCGGGTATATTTACGCAGCATTGCTTGCATGTAGACATAACGACGGCCGATACGTCCATCGCGCCGACCGAATTTTGCGCTATCCAGCAATCGGTTGAGGGGTACAATGTGGCGTGTTTCGGATTCGGACAGTCTGGAACACGGTATGTGACTTTATCATTCTGGGTAAAGTCTACAAAGACGGGGACGTTTTGTGTAGCCTTAACGAATGGGGTGTCAACGCGAGCATACATCGCGGAATACACAGTTAACAGCAGTAACACGTGGGAAAAGAAAACGCTAACTATCCCAGTTGATACATCAGGAACTTGGGCGTACGACGCTACGGTGGGGCTAGTCGTTTATTTTACGCTCGCTGCTGGATCGAGCCAGCAGACAACAGGGGGATCATGGCAAACTATTTCTGGCACGATTATCGCCACCTCTAATCAAGTCAATGCGCTCGATTCAACGAGCAACGATTTCAAGCTCGCGTTGGTTCAACTCGAAGCTGGCTCTGTTGCGACGCCGTTTGAGACTCGTGCCGTTGGACAGGAATTGGCGCTATGCGAATGGTATTATACGACACGCATCGTACTAGAAGCTAACTCCGCTGCGCATAATTGGGTGTCGGGCTATGGAGGCTCAAGCGTCAATAATTATTGGTCGCTCCCTACGATGCGCGTGCAGCCGACGTTATCGTTACTAGGAAATTCCAACGTACAGTATTATTCATTCGGGGGCGCGTGGACTGCGTCAACACTAAGTGCCGGGTACGTAGGAAACGCGAGGGCTCTTAGCGTAGTTATTTGGGCTACAGCCGACGGCGATGGCAGAGGTAAATTAATACGCTGTACTAATGCGAACCCAGTCACCTTAGTAGCGAACGCAGAACTATGACCATCAAGATCGCCATCATCTGCGACAAGAGCCGCTGGAGTGCGATTCTCCAGCGCATCGGTGTGCTTGTCGGCAAGCAGATCGACTGCCCCGAATACCCTTACCACGCCGCATTCTTCGATACCGACTCGCAGCGGTTCTACGACATGCACGTCCGCTTCCGGCTCGCGCCCGAAGGTGCCTACAAGAGCAAGACGACATACCTGTTCGACCCGCCCGTCGAAGTCACGCGCGACGAACTGGAGTGGCACGTCGGCAAGCATCTCTATGGCGTCCTTGACGTGCTGTTCTACATCCCGGCGAAATGGTTCAGGCTCAACCTGCCGGGCGATCACTGCAGTGAAGTCGTCAATGATATCCTGCGTGACCGCGGCGCGAAAACACCATGGCGGTTCTACGCTGACCCGCCAAGTCCGTGCGAGCTTCTAAAATGGTGTGCAGCAAATCTCCAACCTTGGACCAAGGAGCAGCAGTGATGCACGAACAAACAGCCATCAAGACGGCCAACGTAGTGACCCAGGCCGCAGCGGCGGGCACGGTCTATTTTGGCCTGACGCTGAACGAGATCGGCGTCATCGTTGGTATCATCGTCGGTGTCGTGGGCCTGATCGGGCAGATCAGCCTGACGTGGTACTACAAGCACCAGCACCTGCAGCTCGCGCGGCAAAAGCGCGCGTCCGACAACGACCAATGACACGAGCCCGCCTCGCAATCGCCGCTCTTGCGGTCTCGGCCTCCTTGCTGGTCGGGACAGTGCTGCATGAGGGCTATCGCGACACGACGTACCTCGACAGCGTAGGTGTCCCGACGATCGGCCCTGGGCGGACCGAGGGTGTTAAACCTGGGCAGCACACGACCGTCGAGCGCGAGTTGGTGCTGTTGCTCAAGGATCTGGACGGCCGCAAGGCAGCGATCGCCAAGTGCGTCCACGTCCCGCTCTACCAGCATGAGCTGGACGCCGCTTTGTCACTGGCGTACAATATAGGGATCAAGGCGTTCTGCGATTCGACGATGGTCAAACGCTGGAACGCTGGGGATTATGCGGGCGGTTGCGCCGAGATCAAACGCTGGGTCTATGCTGGGGGGAAGAAAATCCGCGGCCTTGTAACTCGGCGAGAGGCGGAGTACCGCACCTGCATGGGCCAAGACCCCGCCGCTGCCACGCCGGCAACGGCCGATCGGTGAAGCCGGGCGGCGGGGCACCAAGGAGAGTAATTAATGTGGATCTGGCTGTTGAAGAATTGGAAGCTCGCGGTCATTGCGGTCCTGGCGCTGGCGCTCGGTGTGACTTTCAAGCTGTGGCGAGGCGAGGTCCGCGACTTCGCCGTATTCAAGGCCCAGGTCGAAGTGCTGGGCAAACAGGCCGAGGCAGAGAAGAAACGCGTCGAGGCCGAGAACAAACGAATCGCAAAGGAGATGAGCGATGCTTGGGCGAAGAATCTTGAAGTGGCTCGTGACAATGCTGTGCGCAACTATGCTGCTCGGCTGCGCCGCGACGCCGGTCGCAGTGCAGTGCCCAAGCCTGCCACCGGTGCCAAAGCACCTGCTGGAGCCGGCAAAGAACAAGTGGCTGCTTGCGCCCCCGACGAGCAATTCGTCCGCGACGCAGCCGAAGACGCGGCCCGAGTAGAAGAGGCCCGCGAGTTTTTCCAGCGGCACAAGTTTCCAACCTATTGAGGAGAGCAGCATGGCACAAGTTACTTCGAGTCACCCCCGGCAGGACTTCAGCGTCTTCGCCAAGAACGAAGCCGTCGCTGTCGTCCAGACGGGCAACACGGCCCTGATCGAGGTCGACACGTCTTGCATCGAGAACCTCGCGGTCGAGGCGGTCGTGACTGGCCAGAACCTCGACGCCTTCGTCGTGCAAGGCAAGGTGCATCCGGAGAGCACATACGTCACCTTGGCCAGCGCGACGGCCGACTACACGACTCCGAACAGCCCGATCATCCGGGCGAGCGGGGATCTCACAGGCATCACTGCCGGCGCTACCGGGTGGTTCCTGATGGACGTTCGGCCGTTCTACAGTGTGAAAGTGCTGGCGTCGAGCGGCAACGTGGCCGGCAGCACCGTCACCGCCAGGGCGATCGGCCGGTAATAACCTGCTTTTTGGGCGTGAAAAAGCCGGGCATGCCCGGCTTTATTGCTGTAAGGGAGTCAGATGCAGCGCTTCGACTTCTCAGCCTTGAGCTGCTTCTCGGCTTCCGCGAGGGCCTGCTGCAGGATGATCATGTGCTTCGTCACACGCTCGATCTCTGCGCCGGTGACGATCGTACATCCGCCGTTGGCTTTGCAGAACTCGACCTCTTCATCGGTGAAGCGGAAGCTTTTGCCATCCTCGCCCACGGGCTCGATGGCATAGGCGCTGCAGGAGGCCAGCGACAAGGTGACGGCGGCGATGAGCAGTTTGAATTGTCGCATGGTTCAGTACCCCCAGTATTGATCCAGTAGAAGTAACCCGCCGGGTGCGCTGGTGGGGCTAGAAGCGTGGCGGGTGTTGGCAGTTCACATCGTACGCTGGTTTTAGCCAGCAGTCAAGCGTACCAATTTTGAGTACGATCGTACCAATTTTTGGAACGAAAAGAACCCGCGGGCCAAATGGGGGAGGGGAGCGGCGCGCGGGGGTGACACAAGTTCATTATAGCGCAACTGATGGCTATAAAACAGGCCGGTGCGCACAATAATCAGCAGGGCGCTCGATGTCGCTTACGAAAGCGTCGGCGCCGCACCACGGGCACCGCGTTATCTCTTCCGGCCCCTCGTCTAGCAACCAGTCGTAATCCTCCGCGTCCGGATCAGGGTGCAACTCTGGCGCGTAGCAGCCGTTGCATACAAACTCTCCGGTCTCCTCGTCGTGGTGCCCGTCCCACGAGTGGGCGATCAACGCCCCACAGGCTGAACACTGGATCATCACGCCTCCAACGCATGCACCGCGCCGGACAGCGCGGCATGCTTACCGTTGATCTGCCACGTGTCGACCTGGCCGCCGGTGAACGTGGTCCCCGCGCCGAGCACCTTCTTCTTGTCAGCGTCCATGAGCACCCCCGAGGCCAAGAGTGTCTTCTTGAGCGGCGTATAGTCGACCTGGCGCTCGGTTAGGTATTTCTTCAGCGCCTTTCGGTCGATGAATAGGAATCCGGTGTGCTGCTCATATCGCACGACGAGCGCCCCGACAGGCGGCTTCACGATGGTCGTAACTACCTCGGTGCCGCCCATTTTCATCTCGTTGACGACGAGCCGCCCGGACATGGCGCTGTCCAAGAACTGCGCCAGCACGGTGACATCGTCGACCTTGGCTTCCACGACCTCGCCGCGGCTCTGGCGGATCTGCTGGCAGGCCCAGCGAAACAGCCGCGTGTACGTGGCACCGAAGTCCTTGAACCCGAGGAGGCCCAACGCTTGGGCGATCACGGCGCCGTACAGCACGACAGCGCAGGTATTGACCCAGTAACGCTCCTTGCCTTCGAAGCTGACGGTCTCCATGATGGCCTGGACGACTTTGTTGATCTCGGCCTTGAGCATGCCCCGGTCGGACTTCACAAGCCAGCGGATGTACGCCTCGCCCGCGTGACCGTAGTTATGCGTCACGGCCTCGTGCACTTCACTCATTTGCCGCTCGAACCACGGGAGCTTCTCGACGCGGTACTCAAGCAGGCGCACCATCTCAGCCTCGGCGTTGTCCTTGCCGGTGGCCAGCTTGCTGACGAGGCTGGCGTTGGTGGAGGTGATGCCGAGCGTCTGCCATTCGGCCGCCTCGCGCATAGTGGAGTCGGAACGCAGCCGCGCCCGGCCCCGGCCCTCGGAGACCTGATAGATGAACTGCGATAGCTCGTCGGCTTCGGTGTTGGTCAGCTCGTCGATGTAGACCGGCATGTTGCCGAGCATGGCCATCTTCTCGATCTTGGCGTTGAGCGTGTCCTTTTTACCGATGCGCAGGCTCTTGTACTTACCATAGATGGACAGCATGCACTTCGAGCTGAGTGTTTTCCCGCTGTTGGTGTCGCCCAGCATTGAGAGCATCGCGCCGTCGTACTCGGTGATGCTGAACAGCGGGGCGCCGAAGCCTACGAGGAAGCTGAACAGGTGGGCTTCGAGGCCCGGCTGGTCGAGCTTCTGGATGCCGGCCTGCCATGCTTCGAGCGTCCCGGCTGTAGCGATGCCATTGACCATCTCGATGCTGACGCGGTCGGAGACGCCGGCCGCTTGGGCACCCTCGGGCGTATAGAGCTTGCGCCCGAGGAGGAAGCCTTCTTCCTTCCAGCCCATCGAGCCGTAGAGTTTGCGAAGTTTCGTTTTGCTTTGAAGCTCTTGGAGGTATCCTGTCATATAGGCCGCCATGAATTTGCTGTTTTCGGGCTTGACGGAATTGTCCATCATGACCGTTGTGAAGTCGCGCAGCGAGGCAACGAGCGCGGAGCGGAAGCTGAATTCCTGCCAACCCTCATGCGGCAAGTGGTGGCGCACCCGGGTCGCCTCGTAGCCCATGTCCATGTCCTTGCACAGCTCGACAGGGTAGAGGTCGTACGGGTAGAAGCGCACCGGTACGCCTTCAACGTCGACGTAGAGCCCCGGCTGGTCGTCGCTACCTCGCCGGAAAGGCGCCGGAGGGTTGGGCAGCTCGATGACTTTGTCGACGTTGTCCTGCTTGATGGTCAGTGTCGGCGGCGCGGCTTCCTTGACCTCGATGCCAAGTTGGATGGGTGACGTGATCTTGCCTTTGTACTTGCACCCTTTGCAGGCATCGGGATAGACCCCCTCCAGCTTGGCACAAGTGGTGGGCGCCATGTGCTTGATCTGGTCGAGCTTCCGCTGTGTCTCGTCCTGTTTGTAGTCGGCGTGCTTGGCGCTCCACTCGTGGACTTTCGCCTCGCCTTCTTCCGCGAAGGCGACGACCTGCAGTGCGTGATACCATTGAGGCTCACTGATGCCGCCGAAGTCCTTGAGCAACTTGATCTGCGCGCAGCGGTCGGCCACGCGGTCGGCATTGGACTTCTGATAACCACCCACCGGAACGATGAGCCCAAGGGGGTTGACCTGTTGCGCCCGCGCCTCTTGCGGAGTTTCGATGTTGTGCGTAGCCGCAGCGGCTTCGACCAGCTTGTGAAACGCGACATGCTCGATCGGGTCGACGAGAGAGCCGCAGGTGACAGGCACAGCGCCCGGCTTGCCATCCTTGACCTTGCGGTTGTGTGTGCCGACGGGGCGCAGGATGCTGGCCTCGTCCGACGTGCGCGTCGGGTCGGTGAGCAGTCCGCATCCGGCAGTGAGGGCTTTGAGCTGTGCGGCTGTGTGCGCCCATTGTCCAGGCATGATCGGGTTGACGAGCGTCCAGTAGACGTGCACGCCATAGCCTGAGTTCACGATCATCGGGCGGGGCAGGCCCGTCTTGACGAGGAACTGGCCGAGAGCGCCGATCGCCGCCGCTTGGCTCGGGTACTTGGGCGCCTTGCCTATCTCGGCCGGGCCGACGTCGAGGTCGAGCCAGAATGCCTTGACCAGCTTGACGTTGTCCTTCGTGCGATAGTGGCGTTTGTTGTCCTTGCCAACGACGAACTCGGTGCGGTAGCCCGAGCAGGCATAGTAGACGTTTTGTTTCTGCTCGCCGTCGAGATGCGCGATCCGGGCCGAAAGCTCGCCGATCGTGGCGCAAGCATAATGCTTGAACCCGTGGCCGTTGGGCGACGGGACCGCGGCGAAGTACCAGCACCCCTCGGGCAGAATAGCCCGGAGGAAGTCATGGGTGTCCAATGGTCTAGCCCTTGGGCTTAGCCAGATCGTGCAGGGCCTGCTTCATCTTGAGCAGGCGTTCTTTACGCTGCGCCGGGTTCTTCGACAGCGGCAGCAGGCGTTTGTCCATGGCGCCGAGCAGGCCACGGGTGTAGAGCTGCTCGCGCAGCACGACAGTGCGCTGCAGCGGCGCGGACGTGCCCGAGTACCACGCGTAGATCGTCTGGCGCGACACGCCGTAGATGTCGGCCAGCTCGGTCTTGGTCAGGCCCGAGTCATCGAAGACCCGGGCGAAAGCTTCACGGTTGAACATTGTCGTCTCCTTTTGGTGGCCGCCCTCCGCATGGGCGCCATCTGATCAAACCAGCAATCGCGCCTTGGTGCCGGTCGTTGCGCCGGTGCGGTCATCATGCTGGCCGAAGGGCGGCCACCAAAAAGCGGGACAGCCACGAGGGCAGCCGTCCCGCAACCAAGCTTACGCCGTGGGCGTCTGCATGGCGCTGCGCAGCAGAGCATCGAGATCCCCGCCGAGGTCGGCCGGTGCAGCGTTCGCGAAGCTCTGCGCCGGAGCGGCAGGAGCCGGAGCAGCGGGCGCCGCAGCCGGGGCCGCATCAGCCGGCTTGGCCGCCGGACGGCCGCGGCGCTTGCCGGTGGCTTGGGCTGCCGGAGTCTCAGCTTGGATAGCGGCAGCGCCCGGCGCCGGCTTGCCTGCCAGCGTGGCGTACACGGCCTTGCCGGCGTCAGAGTCGATACCGCCGGAGGCATCCACCGCGAGCTTCACGTGCGGGGGCAGGCCCTCGAACGGGTCAGCCGGCTTGGGCGGCTCGGCAGCAGGCGCCGGGGCGGTAGGCTTGAACTGGGCAAGCAGGGCCGCGCCGCCGGGCGAGTCGGGACCGCCAACCGCTTCGATGGCCGCCGCGATCTGGTCGGTCAAGCCATTCTTCCACTCGGGCTTCGCCTCGGCGGGTGCCGGGGCAGGAGCAGCCGGGGCAGCGGGGGCCGGAGGAGCGGCAGGCGCGGGGGCCGGAGCCGGGGCGGCAGGCTGAGCGGGCGTGGCCGGAGCAGCCGCACGGGGCGCCTGCGGAGCCGACTTCCTCGGGCTGGCGATCAGGCGCACGTCGTCCTCGGTCTCGCGCTGGCGCACGATGGCCAGCTCTTCCGGGGTGAGGTAGCGGCCGAACTTGAACTGCAGCTTCGGGAACGTGACTGTCGGGTCGAACTGGATCTTGGTGACGCACGTGCTGATCTCGACTCCTTTGCTGTCGAGCAGTCGCACGTACTCGGCCCACGGCTTGAGCGAGGCCGGCGTGATGGTGAAGGCGATGGCCTTGCTCTCGTCCAGCTCGGCGACCGGCAGGATCACCAGTCGCTTGTTGTCCGAGCACGCCTTGATCTGCTTGCCTTGCTCGGAGATCTTGCTGCCCCACTGGTTCTGCGGGCATCCGGCGCAGTTGGTGCACTGCGGCGTCGCGACGTGCGGGTCCGGCGTGATGCCGTCATCGGACGAGCAGTCCGGCTCACCGGCATCGCCCTCGGCCCACTTGTCCTTGTAGAAGATTTTCGAGATGCCCGGGTTGAACCCGACGACCGCCACTTCGAGCTGCATGGCGGGCAGCTCCGGATTGTTCGGGTCGGTCAGGAGGATCTTGTCGTCCCCGTCGATCATGTGGAACTTGGCGCCGCCGATCGAGATGCGCGGGAAGCCGCCGGCCTTGATGCCGCCCATGGCCGCCAGGTTGCGCGCCCGGGCCGCATCGGTCGAGGTCTGCAGGTAGGACGGAATTTCAGGAATCACTGCGAGTGCTGTGCTCATGCTTCATTGCTCCTTGTGGTTGAGAGGATTACTTGCTCCGGCGAATCTGGATCACCTTCATCGAGGTCCAGTTGACGCCGGGGGGCAGTTCGTTGTGGGCGTCAAGGTACTCCTTGACGTTGGTCTTGTTGGCCGCGACGTTGAGCAGCGGCCACGCGTCCTTCTCGCGGACGAAGGACATGAACTCTTCCTTGTTGGCGACGCTGCAGCCGTTTTGCGTCGTGACGAACGCGGTGCCGGCAGCACAGCCGAACGACGTCTGGCCGGTCGTGTTGGCCAGCCCCATCAGGTAAGCCTCGATGCCCTCCTGCGCCTGCTTGAAGCCGGCGACCTTGGACTCGTACGCCGCCTTCGCTGCGTCGATCGCATCACGCAGCTCGATGTACTTCGCGATGATGGCTTCGACGTTGGGCGCCGTTGCCGCTTGCTCATTCATGGTTGAACCCCCGTGGTTGATGAAACGTATTGCGCATTCTGCCTGATCTATTTTTGCTTGTCAAGCTTTTTACAACGAATTTCGCCGAGCCACTGAAAAACTTCTTTGCTCAGCTCGGACCCGCCATGTCGGTCGGGGTGCACGAGCTGCAGTAGCTGCCGCAGTCTTTGCTGCGTAAGAGTCATCAGTATATCACTGTTCGCGGCGGGCGTTGTAGGCGCCCCCCATGTGGCTGTCCGGCGTTTCATTCTGCGAACAGCTCTTCCAGTGTGAAAGAAAACGCTACCGCGTAGTCGTAATCCGGACCGGGTTCAAACGGCTTCGGCGGCAGCCGACCCGCGTTGCGGTTGCCCTCTTCGAGCGCTTCGTCCCAATCGTCTTTTCGTCTTAGGCTCATAGTAGCGTCCCCTCCTTCGCCATCGCCAGCAGTACGCCTTGGGTGCGGCCACGCTCGCGCAGCCGGGCGTAGATACGCCGCTCGATCTCCGTGCCGGCGATGTGGATGATGTACTGATTGTTCTTCTGCCCTGAGCGGGTGATGCGCCCGTTGGCCTGCTCGTAGATGTCGTTGCTCCACTCGGGGCCATACCACACAATCGTGTTGGCCTCCGTCAGGGTGAGCCCATGGCTCATCGTGCCGGCGTCGGCGAGCAGCACGCGCAACTCGGGGTTCTTCTGGAACTCCAGGAAGATCGTCGCTCGCTGGCTCTTGGACACGCCACCATGCACCATGGCACACTTGAAGTCCTTGCCCATCTCGCGGTAGAGCATCTCAAGCGGCGCGCGGAACGGCACGAACACAATGACCTTGTTGGTCGCCTGCTCGATGATCTCGCGGAGCAACTGCACACGCGGCGCCGCATTGACGGCGCGTTCGTGGCCCTCCTTGTCGTACACGACGCCACAGGCGATTTGCAGGAGCTTACCTGCCTTGACCCCCTCGTTGACCGCCGTGACCTTACCACCTCGGATCTCGGTGAACAGCTCCTTCGAGATCTCCTTGTAGTGGCGCTTCTGCTCGGCGGTCAGTTCGCACTCGCGGGTGACGTACATGCACGGCGGCAGGTCGAAGCACTGGTCGCGCTCGAAGCGGACGGCCGGCTGCATGACCTGATGCACGATCTTCGCAGACTCGCGCCGCGGCACCCAGATATACTCGGTCATCTGCTGCATGACCTGCTGACGGAAGGCGGAGAAATATTCAGGCGCCCGGTCGGGCGTGACAAGCTTAACTTGCCCGTACGCGTCCGCCGGGCTGTTGGGCGTCGGCGTGCCGGTGAGGCCCCACACCCACATGGCCGGCTTGATCAGCTTGTTGAGGATACGCCACCGGTTGGTCTGCGAGTTGCGGTAGACCGCCAGCTCGTCGATGATCACGAGGTCGATGTCATCCCGCAGGAACCGCGCGTCGACCAGCTTCTTGGCGCCCTTGACCTGCCGATAGATCATCTCGGCGATGATGTCCACCGCGTCGTGGTTGATCACGTAGAAGTCAAACGCGTTGTTGGCGAACAGCCGCTTGCGCTTCTCCGCCGTGCCATGCAGCACCGCGATGCTGCGATGGCCGAAGTGGTTGAACACCTCGTCGCTCCACACGCGGTCGAGCGTGGACAGAGGCGACAGAATGAGCGCCTTGCGTATCATGCCGACGCTCATGAGGTAGTCGGCTGCCCACAGCGCGGCTACACTTTTTCCTGTGCCGATCTCATTGAGCACGTACGCCCGGTGATTGAGCGTGCAGAATGCCGAAGTCTCGATCTGATTGGCGAACGGCGCCGGGATCTTGCTGATGTCACGCGGCCAGTCGTAGTACGTGCCGATGGGCGACGGTACGGGAATGCCGATGTGGCGTAGCTGGATCGCCTCGCGCACGTTGAACGGAACGGCCCACAGCCGCTTGCCGTCGATGTCGAGCGGTCGGGCTGTTGGAATGCGAACCGGGAAACTTTCGTCTCCCGGCACGATGATTGCCCGGTGTTCTTTACTGACGAGGAAGGTCATCGCAAATAAGGAACGAGCCTACCCCAACCTTGGTTGCGCTCCCGGCCGAGAGTGATCACGACTACGAAGTCGCGCTCCATCGCGCCGGATATAAGTGCGTCTTCCTTGATCGCGTGAGCCATCTGCCCGCAACGTGCAGCGAGCTGGCCTTCTCGGGCAACGGGGTCGGACAGGCTACAGACCGCGCGATACATTTCGGCGAGTGCGCTCACTCCTCCCTCCCGTTAATCACCCGCATCTTCTCCGCGTGGTCGAGCCACTCCTGGCAGTCGACGCAGCGCACGCGCCCCATCTGGATACGGACCACGTGAAGCTCGACCTCGCAGTCGACGCAATGCACACCGTCGAAGTCGGGGTGCTGCTCGGGTGCGACCTTGAGACGCTGGTTGTGTAACGAAACTTCCTGATGAAGCTCGTTGACCGCCTGTGCGTCGTCGATGTAATCAGCCACTGTCTTTTCCGGTGATGCGGTTGTTGAGGATAGTCCCCCAATATGTCGCCCACGCCAGATCAAAATCGCGCGTGCGCTTTATCTCGGCGCCCAACCACGCAGCGTCATCTTCCCCGTCAGCGAGCATAGCTACCCCGCCTGCGTCGATGATACCTCGAAGCTGCTCCACCTGCTGCCCCGTTGCCCCCGCGTTCTTCTCCCCCCGTCGCCCAGGCCGCTTGGCCTCGACCGCGACGAAGAGCCCGAAAGTCTGACCGACCATCTCCGGCGTGATCGTCACAGGCACGCAGCCCACCCGATCGGGGATGCCGTGAGCGCCCATGCCCGTCTGGATCGGGGCGTACGACCAGGCCCCCGCGTCGTCAAAGACTTTCTTGACGAGCTTCTTGACATCGTTCTCCGTTGTGATAACTTTCTTAACCACGCTCCGCCTCCCTCTTCTCGTGCCTCATCCGCCATGCTGCCTCGTCCTCCGGAGATCGGACGCCGCGCACCGCAGTAGTCTCGACATTATACATCTTTTGCGCCACCGGGTCACGCCTGCGCTCGAAGAGCCGCACGAATGTGACTTCAGGGTAAGCGCAGCGCCCGGCGCGGCATTGCTCCCGCTTGAACTCAGGCAGGCAGTCGGTGCAGTAGTGATCAAGCGGGCGGCCAGGAAGTGCGCCGGCCATCTCGTTGAGGCGGTTCCACTCGGCCCAGTCGCCGCGCCAGCATTTAGGCACGCCCTGCATAGTGCCTCCCCCTGACTGGCGGGATTACTATCCCGTCCAGGAAACTGCTAGTAACTCGTCGCTCGCCGTCGAGCAGGAAGTGCAGCACCTCGCCGTTGGCCTTGACCGCCTTCGATGCGAGCCCGGCGACATAGCCCGCCGCCTGCAGGCTGGCCAAGGTAGCGCGGGCGATCACCCCGTCGGCATCGCAGTAGTCGACCTCATGGCCGTCCTTACGCAGCACCTCGAAGCAGCGGTCGCCGAGGACCAGCACAACCACGTCGCTCACCCGCGATACCTCTCCGCTGCTTCGGGGCACTTGCCGTACTTGTTGACCATGCACCAGCCGCACTTGCCCGGGCCAGGCTTGGCAGGCCACGCGTCCATGACATAGGCTTCCTGCATCTTGGCCGGCTCCTGCAGCAGTTCCTCCCACATGCGAGGCAGCTCCTCACGCTTGTAGTACTTCACGTCAGGCACGCCGTCTTTGAGCCACAGGTAGGCTGAGGCGACCACGTTGACGTCGGGGTAGTGTTGGAAGACGACAGCCGCTGTGAGCTTGAGCTGTTCGCCGTCGAAGCTCATCTTTCCCGTTTTCCAGTCACCAACAAAGCAGAACGGCGGAGCAAGTTTCATCACGTCGACGACCACGCGGACGTATGCGTCCTTGGCGAAGTAGCCCGTCGGCGTCAGCTTCTCGTTGAGCGTGAGCTTGATCTCGGTGAAGGTCTGCCCGGGCATGGCGGCGATCGCCGCGGCGATGCCCTCGTGCTTGCGGAACTCCGGCGGCAGCGGCTCGTTGACGGCAAGCCGAAGCTCCAGCGCCTTGTGGCATCGCTCGCCGTACTTCATCTGCTCGGACTGCTCGAAGGGCACGTCCCTCTTGATGTTGAAATGCCAGAACTGCTTCGGGCATTTCTTGAACGTCTCGATGCGCGAGTGCGACCACGCGAGTAGGGGCTTGGTGTCGGTCACAGACTTCCCTTCATCCGGCGCATGCAATTCTGCAGCGTCCGCGCCTGGGCCTCCGCGTCGGCGAGCGCGTCGTGCGCGACCGCCGGCTTGACCCAATCAGCCTCGATGCCGAACTCGGACATGAGCGTGCGGAAACAGCGGGCGTTGCGGTAGCCCCACGGTGTGCGCATGCCGGCGTCGAGGTATGCTTGTTCGAGTATCGCGATGTCGAAGTTGGCCCCGTTGCCCCACACATAGGGAACGCCAGGGAGTGACTTCATCCATGCGGAGAGCGCATGCAACGCTACCGCGACAGGAAGGCCCGATGTGCACTTCTGTCGAACCTGCTTGCGTGCTTCGTCGCCCTGCTGCATCCACCACAGGATCGTGCTCGCGGTAGGCCGGCGACCGCTGGCCATCGAGTCTTCCAGTGAGATGCCTTCGTGAAAGGTTGCGCCGAGACCATCCCCGGACGCCCGGAATGCGACGGCGCCGATAGACAGGATGGGCGCATTGGTGCCGATCCCCATTGTTTCGATGTCGATCATTACGTCGACGCGTTGTTCGCTCATACTTTCCCCCATTGTATCCACGGCTGGTCGGTGACGCTCTTCTTGCCATCCACCTGCACGGGCATGTGGAACGTGATGCCGCGCTCGGGGTGGGTGATCCACAACGCTTGGCGCGGCGGCTCGAAGCCGTAGTTGTTGTTGTATGCGTACTCATTGTAGCCGATCAGCGACCCGTTGACAATGAATTTCTGCGTCTGCATGAGTTGGTGCCAGTGGCCCATTACGATCGTGTCATAGTCGGCGTTGATCTGCATGTTGCGTGCTCGCTTGCGGTGATCGCCGCGAACGATGGGGCCGAGCGGCCCGATAAGCGCATCGCCTCCACGGAATTGATCGCCGTGGGTGAGCAGATAACGATGGCCGTAGACGGAGTACAGGGCGTCGGGGCCGTCGGGGATGTAAAACGTCACGCGGTCGTCGCCCTCGAACCGCTTGGCGAGGAACTGGTAGAGCAGCCAGTCGAAGCTCGTGAAGTTACGCCCTTTGGCGCGCATCTTCTTGGTGTTCCCGGATATAACAGCTTTCCCGTTACGCCTGACGACGACTAGCCCCGTACTTACGCGCGGGCACCAGATGGGGCCGTTGTACTGTATCACACGGGACTCACTCATGCTTCTATACGGGGTTTTTGTGACACCGAGCTTACGCGCCGTACCACAGTAGCCGCTATCCCCGACGGGCGAGGTATATCGCTCACCGAGGCTAGTGGAGTAACCGATCTTGAACGCAACTTCCTGCATGCCGTCGAGAAGTTCATCAGAGGCGCTGGTGTATCCTCCAGATGAGCCGCCTCTTTTTTCCCAACAGCCGTCACCGTCCATGGCAGCGTCGAAAAACGCAGCCAGGAGGTTCTTCGGCCAATTTTTCAGCCACGCCGGTAGCCGTTTGTTCTTTGCTCCTTTCCCGAACTCGGAGTTTAAAAACCTGGCTAGACCTGAACACCCAATGCGGATCATGTTCCATCGAAGTTTTGGCTCAAAGCCAAGCTCGGCCAGCAACAGAGCAACCCGGGCGTACTTTTCGGGGTTCATTTCAGCACTCTGACTGATCGTTATCCTGCTGTCGTCTGAACATCCTTCCGACACGTACCACCCAAAAAATTCTGCCCACTTCTCATTGGGCTCGATGATCATTTCATCAGTGCGCTCCGTGGCCGGGACTGTAATCGCCGGCGCGTCGCCAACCCACCCGTTAATCGCGCACTGCGCGGTCCACACGTCCCCCCACTTCCGCTCTGATGCTTTGCGCTCAGAGAATGGATACTCGTAGGCTTTGGGACCGCTCTTCAGGTCGTGCTTTGCGCTAGGTGCCTTGACCCAAAGGGTGTGTTCGGGGGTAACGAGCAGACTCACCCCCTTAGACTCGACGGAAATCATGTCTCCACGATAGGCGGGGTCGTAAAACCACCCATCAGATTTTTCAAACCTGATAGTGTCGCTTTCTGGCACATACGCCGCAATCTCGTCGTTGTCTTGATCTATTGCGTCAATCTTCAGCCACCCCCTGCTGGTTAGTATCTCCGTTTCGGCGTCATAGCAATTCCGCCCGTGATTCCCGCCGACACAGGGCACGAACACACGTCCAAACTTGTCCGCCAGGGTCTCGATGCACCACGCGAGCACCCCCCAAAGGTCCACTACGGTCGGCATCACCTCGCGCTCGTTGGTCGCCATCAGCTCCTCGTGGATATCCCCTGTGATCATGTCGCCGCCGAGCGCGAACACGATGCCGGGGTAGGATGGGTTGACCATGTGGTTGTTGAGCAGGTCGATCGTGTTATGGATCATCCGCTTCGCCCGGGCGTGGGCGATCTTGAGGCTGTATTCATTGACGCCGCCGATCTGCGCCGAGTCGACTACCTCGCCCCAATGCCAGTCGGATGCGAGCAGGGTCGGCACGCCGGGGGCGCTCTTCGGCGCCTTGTTGTTCAGCAGCCATGTCGGGATCTTCGGCTGCTGCTCAGAGAGCTTGAGGATCTTTTCACGGATGTACTTGGCGTCGAGCGTCTCGCGATTGAAGCTGGCGATCTGCGCTTTCAGCGTGCGGATTTCGTCCTTGAGTTCGACCGTGGCGCTGACCTCGCGCGGCGTCTCGGCTGGCATACCAAGCTTGGCCGTCCGCACCCGGCTCTGGAACGTGGTGCGCGGCACGTTGGCCATCTGGGAGGCAAGCGTGAGATTCCCGTTGGCCTTCTTCAGCAGGGCGAGCGTCTCGGCTCGCAGGGCGTCGCTCATCGGGCTGTTGGCCATCAGGCATTCTCCTCGTAAATGACCGGGTTGATCGTGATCGCGTGCTGCTCGCCGCTGGCGTAACCGGGCCAGTCTTCCATCTTCGTCGGGCGGAATTCTTCGCTGCCGCAAGCCATGCAGCCAACGTAATGCTCGATCGTCGCGTGGTGATTGCCGTACATCTCCTGGTGCTCGGGGGGCATCTTGTCGTAGGCGGCGTTGAACTGGTCGACTTCGCGCTGCGCGTGCTCGCGGCTGTAGGCTTTGTGAATCCAGCCGCACTTCTTGCACGTCACGTAGTCGGGCACGCCAAGTTCGAGACGCGTGCCTTCCGGGCTGCTGAGCATGAGGCTCGCCGCGGTGCGGAGCTGTGCGGTTGTCCCGTTGTTGTAAATCACGCGGTCCTGCGGCAGGATGTCGAGGCCCTTCTCGGACACATAGTCCTGCTGCGACGCGCCGGTGTCCTTGCGCCGGAGGTGCCAGATAACACCGTTGAGCTTCTCGATGAACGCGCGCTCGTTGGGGAAGCGCACGCTGGTGTTGACCAGGCCGGCGTGCTGTTCGCCGTCATCCTTGGTCACGTCGAGCCACGCCTGCACCCACGCGGCGGTTTTCTTGATCCAGTATTCCGGATCTTGCGCCCGGCGATAGTCCGTGCCCCAGCGCTGGAGCACCCAGCGGGGGGAGAATTCGTGCTCCCACATCGGCAAGGCGTCAAGCATGATGGCCCGGAAGGACTCATCGGCGCAATAGCGCGCCTGCAACCGCACATGGGATAACTCCTTCGTCTCCCGATGCTGAAGCTCTTCGATCGGCACAAGGAACGCCTCGGACACTTCGCGGTAGAGCGCGTCCGAAAAGCTGAACTTGGTGAAGCCGTGCGTCTCGACGAGGTAGTCAGCGACAGTGTCCTTGCCTACGCCGGCCGGGCCGGAGAGTCCGATGAGCATCATTCGTATTTCCCTTCCGTCAAGTGATCAAACCATTCGTGCAGCGTGCGCTCCACGTCCTCGAAGTAAAATCCCGTCCCCAAGGGGCCGAGAGGCCATAGCCAATGCAGATGCGGATCTTGGAAGTCTCTGTCAGTCGGCAGCTCAATCCCCTCAAGCACCGGCCACGCCTCATAGTCCTCTGGCATCAGCCACCGCTTCTCAAGGCCAAGCGCCACGAGGTCGGCGTGCTTGACCTCCGGCGAGAGTTTGACCGGCAGGCCGTATTTCTCCCGGACAACCGCCTCGATTTGATGCTCGATCTCGCGGAACGCCGGGCCAAGCGCGACCTTCATGGGCGTGCCGACATCACCGGTGTAAGCTTCCGCCGCGTCGTGCATCAGCGCCTCGAAGCGGAACTCGGACGGCACCAGGCTCATGACCAGCAAGCTGTGCTGGCCCACGGTGTACGTCTCGCTGCAGTGCCCCGTGAATCGGCAGAGCTTGGAGATCGCGGCGAAGATGTCTCGGTGGTCGACCTGCTCCGGCTTTGGGTCGAGCAGGTCGAAGTGCTTGCCGCTGGCGGTGAGCATGTAGGGCTTGGTCATTTGGCCGCCTTAAGCCGCTTGATGTAAGCCCGCAGCGCGGTGTTGCTGCGGTGGAGCTTGTTGCACTCAGCGTCGACCTCCTGGTAGCGCCGCTCGTAGTAGTCTCGCTCGCGAATCAGGTCAGTATGCCGCTGTGCCATCTTCTCGGTAGCGTCAGCAATACGCAGAAGTGCTCCGCAGTTGATCTGCTCAAGCGAGCGACCCTCACGGTCAGAGCCCCAGTCGATGCGTGAGTCTGCGCGATAGGAAGTCCACTTAGTCATTTGCTTTCCCTCCATTCTTGTCCGCCAGCCACGCCATCGAGAACGCGGCCATCACCATGAAGTGCTCGTAAGGCAGCGACACGAACGGCGCCCGGCCTTGATTGGCCATCTGCCCCATGCGCAGGATGTCCGGTGCCATGGCGCGGAGCGTCGGTTCCAGCTTGTCGAGTTGTTCGGCGGGGGTCACGAGTGCGCGTCGGCGACGAGGCCAGTCGTGAGCAGACCCATCACGAAACTGAACACCACCGTAATGGCCCGGGCTTCCGTCCAGTCTTCGAGCAGCCGCTGGCCAGTGGCAAACCACCAATACCAGTCGAGTATGGCCCCCAACGCGGGGGTCAGAAAAAACAACGGGATCAACCAAAGAAGTTTGCGCATGTCAGTCTCCTTTGGCGGCGGCTTCTTCCGCCGCCTCGACGCCGTGACGAAAACCGGCTTCGTAGATGTCACGAATGCTCATGCACTCCAAGTCCCACGTGGATTTCCAGCTCTCGAAATTTTCTTCTATCTTTTGTCCGATCTTTTCCATGTCAGTCTCCTAGTGAAACGCCATGAAGGCGGCTTCTTGGCAGCCGCGCAGGAAGTTCTCGCTCTCCGACGACCCGGGCTTGAACGGGTTGAAAGTGAAGCCCTCGGGGCAGCCGGGGCCGGCGAGTGCGCGGCCCAACTGCATTGCCTCCTTGCCCTCTTGTTGGGTTGCGGGGGGTTCGAGGATCATGCCCGAAAATCCCGGCATTTGATCTTGGTGATTATCCGCTGGCCGCCGCGCGTTTGCAATTCAACGCGCGGTCGGGCGACAATACCCTCGGCTTCGAAGCAGCCCCACGTAGAGCGGATGCCGCGCTTAGCCCACGCGATCGCGTCATGCAATGTGCCAGAGCCGATGACTGGCACGACGTCGATGCCGAGTGTGGCGGCAACGCCCTCCACATCGGGGCGCTGGAGCCACCAGTTGCCGACGCGCACGTCGAACAGCACAAAATCCTGATCGGAGCGATAATTCCCCCCGCCCTTTTGGATCTTCGCGCCGTAACCCTCACCATACAATACCGCCCCGTCTCTGAATGTCTCGGCGAGTCTCGGCCTGAGCGGGATGAACAGGCTGTTAAGCCGTGTGATCAACTGCGCCGGTATCTGCGCGGCATCAGTGCGTCCACCGAAAGAGACCGCGCCGCTCGGCTCGACCACCACGCGGATATTGGTGCCGTCCACTTTCTCAGTAAAGGTCCAGATGTTGTTCGCCAGATATTCGAACTCGGAGTGCGTCCACGCGCCCTCGATAAGAGGCTTGCGGGGGTTACTCATGTCCCGCTTGAACAGCGTTTGAATCTTGTGATATTCGCTCATCGCGCGGGCTCCGAACAAAACATATTCGGCATCATACCAGCCTCGTTCTTGGGTGTCAACTATTATTTCGTCTCAGCTAAGGTCATGCCGAACCCGCCCTCGGCGTCGAGCGGCAGGCCGGGTGCCCAGGCCGGCGGGGTCGCGATAGCCTGCAGCAACCGCTGCGACCAGTAAGGCGCCTCTTCCTCGGGCGCGATGCCGATCACCGCATCGTGCTCCATCGACACGATCTTGAGCCCTTCCTTGTGCAGCGCCCTCATGGCGTCGGACACGATGATGCGGCAGCATGCTTGCACCCAGTTCTCAGTCAGCACCCCGCCGTGCAGTCGGGCGATGCTACCGCGTTTGGCAAGATAAACGAACCCGTCTTCGGTCTCACGCAGTCCATGGTAATGCATCACCATGCCGGAGGGTAGCTGAATGCCGCCATCCACCAACTTGAGCAGTCCGTCCTTGCCGAACTCGCCCCGCTCGCCGGCCGCCATGCGCTTGATGATGTTCCCCATGAACTTCCAGTTCGCGGCGATCATGGCGTTTTTGCTGCGGTACACTCCCACGATATAGTCTGCGACGGTAAAGTGAATCAGCCGCTCAGCCAATGGCAGCCGGCTCGGGATGGCGGCGATGCGTTCGACATTCTTGGGGTTGGCCAGGAACGGCCGGGGGTCGATCTGCAGCTTGTGCAAATCCTCGCGGGCGAAGATGATCGGCGGCGCACCGTTGGCACCCTTGGCTACCTCGGCGCCGAACTTTATCCCGCCCATGTGGAAGCCCAAGCCGAGCACGGCTGTCTTCGCGACAAGCCCTGGCAACTCATCATCCGGGTTTTTCTTCCGGTCGATCGGGCGCTGGTAGATCTCGCTGCCGAACAACGAGTAAACGTCCTGCTTGTTACGAAATGCCTCGATCAGCCAGTCTTCTCCGCTCCACCACGCGTTGAATCGAGCTTCGATCTGAGATGCATCGCCGCCGATCAGCCGCATGCCTTCCGGCGCGCGGATGGCTTTTCTGATAGTGCCCTTGCGCGGGTTCTTCTTGTTCGTCCGCTCGAAGTTCTGCCAGTTAACCTTGTCGGCACCGGACCAGCGAAGCGTGTGCGCCCCGCCATACTTGATATAGACAGGCAACGGCCGACCGCCTGCGCCCATCGCGAGCATGCGCTCCGTCCGTGACTGGTTGCCTGTTGACTTGACCGCGATGCGCGCCTCGCATAGCCAACGGATCTCGTCGTCCTCGTGTTCCAGTAATTCCTGCATTCCCGGGTCGGTCTTGGCAAAGGCGTAAATGGTCTTGCCTTTCGGGTTCAATTTGACCGGAGGCTCGACGCCGTAACCCCTCAGCAATTCAGCAAATTTATCGCTACTGCTCAGCTCTTTCTTCCCGATGTCGCTTCGCGTCAGTAAGTCTTCTTTCCGGGCTGTTTCGTACTGCAGATACTCGCGCAGCATCGACTCGTCGAGTACGAGCGCGGGCTCGGTGAACATCCGGACGGTGATGTCGATCAGGTCAAGCTCGGATCGCGGGAAGAGCGGCGCCATCTTTTGGTAGATCCCGAACGCGCCGTCGCAGTCGTTCAGACAATACGCCCCATAGCGTTGCCACTCCTCGGGCGTAAAATCGACGCGCCGCTTGCCCTTGGCGTTTGTGACCTCGGTGCCTTTGACGCCGACGCCATACCGCAGCATCAGGGCTTCCAGGGAGTTGCTCGCCGCCGAGCCATGAACCGCCCGGGCCATGCTCAGCGTATCGAGCCAATACCCAGGGCGCACACCGTAATGATGCGACAAGATCAGCCCATCGAAGTGCGCGTGGTGCGCAAGCAGGGCGACCGTCGACCAATCAAACTGAGCCGAGAAGCGGCGGAATTGCGCCTCCTCCATCCAGACGCGCTGGCCGGTTTGCGGAAAGGTCAGCCCGACGCCGATGACTTCGAAGCGCGGGTCGCGCACATACGCTTCTGTCGTCATGGACGACAGGCTGTACGCGGCGTCGTAGTACGTTTCGAAATCGAGTACGGCTAGTTGCACGCCTTACAAGCCCGCCGTCAATACCGCATTCAGGGCGGCGCAAATCGTTTCTGCGATATCAGGATCGCATTCACACACCAGCGCGGTGCCTTTGCCAAGCGGCCCCCCTATATAATCGCGCACAACCGCGGAGCCCCAGCAGCATCCATGTTCAACAGCCGCCGCATCAACTCGGTATGCTCCAAAGTATTTGAAGTCCACGCTACCTCCTTATGCTAGATGTTGCGCACGGCAAATTTCCGTGCGGACTCAAAAATCTCGGTCAGCGTCGCCTTGGGCGTCTTATTTGAAATCGACCGCCCGCGCTTGACCAAGAATGAACGATCCGGCAGTTTAACACAGTTCAGACTGAAAGTCTTGCTGCCTACCTTTACGGCGATCGTAATGTCGCTTTTTAGTGCTGGCATGTAGTTGATCCACTTATGCTACTTCGTGTTTGTGGTGCATGGTGCGTGGCCTACTATACGTTAGGGGCTTTGGACGGGGCGTCCAATTCGTCGGCTTTTCGGCGCAAAGCATCTTCTAGGGTCTCTCCCTCAATGATCTCGCTGCCATTCAGGAACCCTCGCAGTAGTTCTGCCACAGAACTAGACTCCTTGTCGCTTGCAATGGCCATCATCAGGAGCGTTTCTTGCGGTAAATCCGACTCACACGTCGGACGGCATTCCCATATGCCAGGGACGCCTTTCTCGTTTACTCTGGTCAAGTACGCCCCGCGAAGCTCGCCTATCCCTTTCTCGCACAACCTACATTTGTATGACATCGTTTGATCCTTTCCGGGGCGCGCTGCCCCTAACATTTGCGTCAACGCGGACGCTTCGCAAGCTCAGCGCCGGTTACGCCAGCGTTCGACGTCATTGTCCGAGCGCCTTGCGAATGTCCGCTTGCGCTTGCAGGTAGCCCTCACGGTATGCTGTGTTGGCAACCACAGCAGCTCGCTCCGCGTTCTGTTCGTCCTGGAACCGAAGATTCGGCCAGAGTGTCCCTCCGTAGTAGCTGAGTCCATCTCCTGGGCCTTTGACGTATGGCTTCCCATCGCTGTCGAAGCTGGCTTTGTATGGTTTTTCCATCACTGTTCCCTATTGTTGCCTGCCGCCGAACCCGGCAGTCTAGCGGACGCCGTGCCGGCGATGCTGACTTCTGCGTTGGGCACCTCTTCATACACGGTGCGGGGGTAAGTGCTGCCGGTGAATGTCGCCATCGCTCCGCACCTGTTGCACTTGTGCGGGTATTGCGCAGGCCAAGAGTCAAGACACATTCCGGTCGGCACCATTTCACCTTCTTCGCAGTCGTCACAGATGTACCGGACAACATACGTCTTAACCTCTGTTCGCTTTTCCGCCATCGTTCTCTCCTATGGTTAAGCCGGTGCCCAACCAATCATTCCACCGGACCTGCGCAAGAATCCGCGCAGGCCGGTGAATTCAGACGTTCTGCGTCACACGGGATTGCCCACAGTGCCGGTCACTGTCGGGGGCCGCACGCCCATCTTTGTTGCCGTCAGCACGGATTGCAATCTCCGTCCCGGTGCGGTTTTGGTGCCACGAGCAACCCGCTACGGTTGCGCCTGCCCCCGTGTGTTGACGCATCGAGCCGATGCGCCGCAGAACACTTTTGTCGAGCGGACGGGGATAAGGCCCGCTCGTTTCCTCAACCGTCATTTCGTCCGCCGCTCACAAAACCGTTCGGCGTCACCATTGCGCCTTCTGCTCTAGCAACACAAAATGCGATTTCGGCACCGGCACCCAGAAATCCGAAAAAACCGTCACTGTCTCTTTTCCCTCATTTGGAACTGTTGTCGTGTAGGTACGGCCCTGCTCGGCTTTCCAGTGGTCGCCGTTCTGTGCCGTGATCTCGTAGCTCTTGATGCAAAGCTGCTCAACTATTGCAACCATGTCCGCCTCTTCAAAAGTCAGTCTTCGCAGGACGGCGTCTTCATGCGAACCACTTGGCCACCTTCGCGTACTCGGCCACCACATCGCCGTAGCCGAGGGTTTCCAGCAGCGTGCACAGCACATCGTCCGCGTCGGCGTGCGCCACCTCGGGGTCGTAATTCTTCTGGCACTCCGCCAATTTCGCCAGGGCTTCTTCTTTGGTCATGGTCATCTCCTTGTTTGAAAGTCAGTCATCATGGTACGGCGACGCCGAACCCTACGGTCAATCGACACGGGCGCCTGCCGGTGCCGTTAGGCACCGCTTGCCGTATTCACGCACCGCAGCCTCGACTTCTCGCCGCTTCATGGTCGTGTATTTTTTCACGAACGTACCCCACTCCGGCTCAAACCCGGTTGGGAATAACGCGCAAAAATTCAGCATCGCACGCCACGATCTTGTCTCTTCCCCAAGAATCTCTTCGACTATGAGCGTATCTGCGGTTCTGGTTATTTCGTAGCCATCAATTCTCATTTATCTGCCCTTGCCGAGATTAGCTGTGGCCGCGTGTAGCGCTTCGACGTAGTACGCCTTGTCCCCGTCGTATGTCGTCGACTCTGTTATCGCCGAAATCTGCGGGAGATGCGACGCGCAATAACTTTTGAAATAGTCCAAGCGCGCTTTTACCCGCGGGCTTAGCTCGCGATACCGTTCGGCAAAGTAGGGCTCCATCGTGATCGCCCGGCCTATTGGGCGATACTGCTGACCATACCATCGGCGCCATAGCGCGTACTTGATCCATTCCAACCCTTGCCAGATTGCCCTGGATACTGTTTTGCCTGCGCCATCCGTACGTGCTCCTCCGTCTTCATGGTTCTCTCTTGCGTTGGGGTCCGTCTAACTTTTGCCGTATGGCATCTTCCGACAACTGCGCGTCGTAGAAGTCTTCCCGACTTATCCTGTGCATATTATCCAGTAGCCACGGGGTTGGAATGCGGCCTTCTATCACGGGTTTGGTGGACAGCAGCGCTCCCTTGGCCATCCGCACGTGCTCCTCCGTCTTCCCGTCAAGCTCCGTCGCACTCGTGACAGCCCGGATGCGCAGCGGGCCGGCGACGAACTTGCGGAAGTAGTCCAATCGCGCTTTCGCGCGGTCGGATAGGCAGTAATACGCTTTGCCGAAGTAGCCCCATGCTGCAGCAGCCCGCCCCTCCGGAAGGTACGGCTCAGCGTGCCACCGGCGCCACAGCACAAACTTGACCCACTCCAGGCCCTGCCGCACGGCGCGGGGCACTGGCTTGCCTGCACCGTAGTCGTAGACGACGCACTCGTGCCCTAATGCCGCCTGCATGAGGAAGTCGTCGGACAGTGCCATGAGGATGTCCTCCCAGCGCTTCTGTTCGCACCACGTCGATTGGATGCGGATGAACCGCACGTCACTCGGGTCGAGGCCGTACTCCTCGATGGCCTGGAGCCCATTTGTTAGGTTGATGAAATGTCGAGTTGTCACCTGCTGCCGTCCTCCAACCACCTGTCGATAGCGTCGATCAGCCGGTCGTTATACCCATCGTTATAGGTCAGTAGCTCACCAATCGCGCGTTTGAGCAACCGCGTAGCAGCGGCTAAGCGTTTACGCAGCGCCGCCTTTTGCGCTTTCAGCTTTTCAATGTCAGTCACGCCCCATACCCCCGCAGTTTACCGACCACATCCGCCCACCGGTATTCGTGTATCGCCGTCATCCTGAGCCATATTTCGAGATCTGACCCGGGTACGATCTTCCACGGATTGTCCCAGTAAAATTGACAGTGCTCGCGGATCGTCGGGCGGCGGCCAAGCAACCCGCATTGCGCCGCAGTAAGCGCGTCATTGCATTGACTGATACCGTCAATCGCGACAACGCCGCCGTGCAGCAAAAAACTCGGGCCGTTCGTCTTGAACAGCCCCGCGCCAGCCTGTATGGCGTCGCTAAGTTTCAAAGCTCAATTCCTCGCGTTCTTGCCAGTTCGGCGATCACTGTCGCGTCGTATTTTGCATATCGACACAGTAGGCCAAGATAGCGCCGGATGAACGCGTCGTTATGCCACTGGTGTCCGAGCGCGTGAGTAATCTCGTGGACCAAGATCAGCACGTTCCGCTGTCCTCGCGCCAACTCGATCTTGGAATGCCCTTGGCAGTAGGATACAAACCCGTCACGATACCACATGCCTTTACCGAACACAAGCTCAGGCATTGACTTGCCGGCCGGCGATTCATGGGCCCATATTTCAACCAGTCGCCGCCGGAGAAAGTGAACCGTTCGGGGCTTTGTGGCCCACGTGTTGCAGTTAAGTACGCCGGCTTCAGCGTTGATGAGCCACCTGGTCCCTCCTGCTCGGCGATGATGGATAGCCATGTTCAGGGGGCCGGTATTGCTTGGGCGTGTGCCCACACACGGAACTGTTCTTCGGTCATCTCGTCGGGACAAAACTCTAGCATGAGCTCGTCGACCTTGGCCTGCAGCGCGTCGCGTTTCTTCCTTTCTTCGAGCCGCGCAGCGTCGGATGCACGTGCGATAGCCCATGCGCACTTGGCGTCTTCCTTGGCGGTAGCGAGTAGCCTCTCGTACCGCGCGTAACACAGCGCCCACGCCTTTTTCCAGTCCAGCCACATGCGCGTCGTAGCCGTAGACATGTACTCATCAATCGCTTGCCCTCTTGTCAAGTCAAGCCATTGATGTGCTTGCTCGAAATTGAGTCGGCACCAGTAAAGTTCCTCAGCATTCATTGTCGATCACGGTGTCCGATGCGGGTACGCTACGCGCCACAAACGGTCCGCTTCGTCCATTTCAGCGGACATTAGCCGTGCGGGGGTGTCGAGCCGCCGGACCTTGCTGCAGTCGTACAGCAGGTCGTCGATGGGAACGACTTCACCGCGGAGGCATCCGTCGACGAAGCGTGCAGCTTTCGCGAGGTTTGCCTGTGCGACGCTCATCGCTCGTTCGTGGCGCCAGTTCATTTCGACCCCGGCGCCGACAGCGAACCACAAGACAACCGCCACTAATGCCGCCCGGGCGGTCATGCGGGAACCTGCGGGCTGTCCGTCAGTTCGTCGATGAACTCTTCCGCCTTTGCAGCGGCGTCGAGCAAGCCACGCTTGGCGAGCATCTTCAGCGTGCGGTAGATGCCTTTCGGCTCGGTCGTACGCAGCCGCCCGGGCTTGCTGTTCGGCACCAGATCGAAAGCGTGGCGGAACTGTTCGGCGTCAATGAGGCCGTCCGTCCCTTGGATGGGTTTCCCGTACTCGGGGTTTTCCTCGATCAGAGGGATCGGCTGCCGATTACGGCCGAGCGTGAGCCGCTGCACCGTCGTCGATACTTTGGTCGGCTTGTCGTCCCCGGGCAGAAATTCGTAGCTCGTCTTGACGGCCGTATGCGTCTCGAATTTCGGATGCTTGACGAACCTGGCCACGCCGGGGAAATCCATCGCGCCGGGAGTGGCCGTCTGGTTACGGTAGCCCGCCGCACGGCGTAGCTGTTTTGCTTTTTTGCTGTTCATTGTTGGCTCCTTTACTGGTTGTCCATCCATTTTCCGACAGCGTCGGCGATGTGTGTGCCAACGAGGAAACCTTCCCGGATCAGCCGCCAGGTGAATCCGGCAATGACGGCCGGCGTTGCGAGGATCGCGAAGAAAATGGAAAGCGTGATGGCGCTGGCGCGAGTGAAGGTCATTCGTCGTCCTCCTCGAAATCGCCCAGGTCGATATCGGCGGGCGGGTCATACCGGCCGCCGTCACCGTGATGGCTGGCCACGGGTTTGAAGCTGTCGAGCGGGAGCGTCGGATCGACCTCCTCGCATCGCAAGTATTCGTCGATTGTGCAGCTCATGAATCTTCTCCTTGTCCGAACTGAAGAGCTTGGGCAACCTCGGGAGGAAGGTCCGTGAGGGCCACCAAGCGGGTGCCCCGCGGATACGCCACCGCGATGTACGGTGCGCTGCCGCGAAACAGCGTACCGGGCTTTACGCGGCGCTGCCGGGGTGGCTCGGAGAACGTCTTATCCCGTTCCCCCGGCCACATCGTACTTGCGAACGTCGCTTTGATCCCGTCGAGGGCTCGTTGCGCTTTTTCCTGCTCGATTCGCCAATCGCGCTCATGGCGAGGTGTGAGTTTGCCCCATACCTGTATGCCCCGCACCTGGTTGATGCCCGCCTTGTCCCCTTCGCGCAGCACGCTAAGCCGCGCTGCTGAATGTGTATGCAGCAGGCCGAGGCGCCGTTCGATAGCCACCGGCTCGCGAAGATGCCGCGCGGCTATCTGCTTGATGAGATAGCGCCCGGATTCGTATTCACGGATCAGCGCTTGGTCCTCTTCCAGCGACCAATCGGCGCCCTTGCGGGGGTAGCGGCCCATCCACGTGCGGATGGGCGGCACGGGATATCGCGTGTCAGGAAGCTTGCTCATAACGCCCTCCCTAGCGGCACCAGGATGTCCAGCGCCAGGTCGAGCGGCACGCCCTGCTTCTTGAGGTTTCGTGCCGCTTGGAACGTGCCCAGCTCGGCTTGCTGGCGTCGGGCTTTCTGCATCAGCCAGCCGCCGAGCGACTGCCTCGTCGATTGGTCGTATCCTTGGCGGTTCATTTGGCGGACTCGTCGACGTTGGGAAGGTCGTAGCCTTCGGTATAGACGCCGCCTTCGACTACCCCGGGCGCGACTTCGAGGTTATGGAGCGCGCCGAGACCCGAACCGCAGCAATCGGTGCCGCAGCCGAGGATGACGCCATCGCACTTGTCGGCCGGCTGCAACTCAGCCAGCAGTTCGTCGTCCGTCATATCTTGCGGATGCTTCACGAGCACCGGCTCGGGGAGCGGGCCGATCGGCGCCGGGATGTCGCCCAGGGCGACGCCGTGCTTTTCGCAAATCGCGGCGGCCTCGGTCGCTTCGCGGTTGATCTGGTGAATCGTTTTCAGTCCGTGCATGTCAGTCTCCGTAAAATTGCTCGTGGGTAATGCCATTCGCAATCATGCCGCTGGAGTAGTAGTCGTCTCCGATAGCCCGACGGATTCGCTCGGCCGAACCTGCCGGCAACAAGTACACATTGTTCGTGTGGTTGAAGATCGCATACAGCGCCCGGGCTTCTTCCGCCGACTCGACGGTGATTCGAAGCTCGAACCTGTTGAAACCATCCGCGGGTGCTGCTTTCACCACTTCCATTTTACCTTCTCCTTGTCAGGTTGTTGTGCTTCTGGGAAGGTCGCGCCACGCGGCCCTCTCAAAAGCACCCCGAGGGTCAGAAACTCGGGGCGCACTGGTCATTGTGAAGTCGGTGATTAGTTCTGCTTCATGGCGGCGTCCTCCAGTCGGGTGTTGTTGGCAGGTCGAGCGGTCATTCTTCCACAAGCCGTTCGGCTTGTCAAGTTAATTTTTGCCCGTCTTTCCGGGCTGTCAGCCGATGCCCCGTTCGTCATGGCCGGCGGTCCATGTTGAAAGGCGCGGCTCCGACTTGCGCGTGATGACAACCTGGGAGCCGCCAGTGCTCGCGCCCGACGGGGCTTGCCCGGCCGTTGGTCACTGTCTCTATCAGGTTGTCGCGCTGTTCGTTCATTGTCTTTTTGCACTCCGGCGGATCATGTTTTCCCGAGCTGTCGCCTTTTCCAAATGCATCGGGCTGATGCAACACCGGCGGTTGCATAAGTGGTCGGCATGTTCGTCCGGGCCAAAGACGACGCCGCGGAATACCTCAAGCGCGAGCCTGTGTGCCCGTTTGACTGTGTGCTTCCCATCGACGCGTAAGCTCATCTGCGGATATGGATCACCACGTCCGCCTGTTCCGAATACGCCGACCCAGTCCCAGCATCGCGTGCCCGCGTGCGCGTGTTCGTCACTGATGCGACTGTTCGCGATCAGCCGATCTTCAAGCGTGGCGTATTTGCGTCGGCCGCTCATCGCCCGTTAGCGCCTGTTATGGGCGTGTTGCCGAGATACTGCTCGGCCGCAGGCCCTTGGTGGTATCGCGTGCGACGATAATCCTCGTCGTCTTCCTCATCCACGGTAGCGCCAAGTCGCTCGCATTCTTCCGGCTCGGCCGAGCCGGTTCGCATCGCTTCGGCCACATCACATTGTTCGTCGGCGATACGTGCGGCTTCCTCTTGTGAATCAGCCTCGATGCAGTCCATCGTGATGCGAACCGCCTTATAAAGATGCACAGTGTATTTCATGGCTCAGTTCCTTTCATTGGAATGCGTACAGGATCACGAAACCCAGGGCAAGGCAGCCGAAGAAGCAAACGGTCGCCATCGCCGATTCAAGCGGTGTTTCAGGCTTCACGCCGCACCGCCTTTCACCGCTTTTTCAAAGCGTTCATGGTTGAAGTTCGGATTCACCTCGGCGAAGTAGTCCGCCAGGTTGTCGGCCAGTTCGTAAATCGCGCCGCGTGTTGTTTCGTCTTCGCCGTCGGCTTGTTGGCGCAGAATGCTGGCGATGGCTTCAAAGTCTTTCTTGCTCATGCTCATGTTCATTTCCTTTCAACGGTTACGCCAGGCCATTCCCGGCGGTGAAACTCGCGGCAAATCGCCGCATTCTGCAACGTGTAGAGG